GCTAAATCCTCTGCGGTTCTAGGAAGTATCCCATCAATCGTATGTATTCCATGCAGGTCCGTAATTTCATTCGCAGCATCAACGACAGTATGCGAAGCATAATAAGAATCACTTATGTTAGATATCGTGCGACCGCCAAAAGATGAAATACCAGCACCGAGAAGGCCGGTAAAAAGAGTTGCGCCACCAATAGCAAGAGCACTTTCTTCGAATGTAGAAGTCGGATCAATCCCCGCACGGGCAATTTCAAAGGGTGCAAAGGTGCCGAAGCCAGCAGCACTAGCTTGCTTAAACCCCTTTAAAGTAGTCGCGGCTTTAAGAAAGGGAACAGGTATAAGATTAATAGGGTCTACAATATTCCCCAATATTCGGGGTAACCAAGAATCATCTTGTTCTAACTGTAAACGTCTAAAGTTATTTTCATCAATGACACGTTTTCTTAATTCAACTTGGCCCGGTGACTGTAACCCTACAAAATCTTTCCAAAGATAATTTTCAAGATCAGCATCCTGAAGAGGGTCATACCCTTCTATAGGAGTTAAATCGCCACCATCTTTTATAAATTTATTTTCTAGATTATTCTGGGCGATTATCTGTCCATAAAGCGTATCTAGCATAAAGGCATTTGTAAAATTAGGAGTCTCTGTTAGACCGCCAGGATGTCCACTTACAGAATAGAACTTGTCAAATTCTTGACGTGCATATTCCTCCCCTGTTTGAAAGGTGCCAATAGGGTCAATGAAGTCTTCATAGGCCATATTAAATACTTATCTTATTTTTCATCAACTGGAGCCAGCATCGCTCCGATGGGAGCCCCTAAATCAATCCCCCGTTCTTTAGAAGCATTGTCCATTATGAAACCAGTTAAGTTCGCAGCAGCATTATCGGAGGGAGGGTTATACCCCTCGTCTTCAAAAAGAGAAGTTTCAAGATCAGGGTCTTCTCTAAGATTGTAGGGATGGCTTTGATGGGATCGATCTTGATCGATGAAATCATTGTACGCCCTAATCTGTGCAACATAAGATTGTGCAAGCAAATCAGCCCTATGTTCATTCCTAATAGTTATGCCGGGTAGGTTATCTTTATTACTTCTATGTCTGATCTCATGGATAGCTCCCCAATTATCAGGAGTAAATTCCTCAGGATTGACATCTTCCCCATAATCTCCAAGCCAATTCCCAGCATGGACTGATTTGTAAAAATTAGTTTTCTTTCCTATAAATTTTGTACCACCATGATAATGAAGGTCCATAAGTACGCCCTTCTGGACCCCCGTTAAATCAACGCCACCATACCATTCTTCTACAGCTTCCTTACTTTTTTCTAAAAGATGATCTAAAAGGTCATCAGCGTCTTCTTTCCCAAGGCGGGATTTTCGCTTATCCTTTGGATACCCCGGTTTAGCTTCTTTCCGTGCGTCATTTAGCCATGACTGTCCATACTTTTTAGCCAACCAAATAGCAGCATCGGACTTTCTACTTATATTAAAACCATACCCAATGGTTTTAACGCCCACTGCATCTTCGTATGCATATGCTTTCCACCCCTCCTTATCGGAAGGTTTTATTAATTCTTCTTTAACAAAATCCATTATCTCTACATCATCCATAACTGTATTCCTATGGGCTTACTTCTTGTAAGGCGGACCATACAAAAGGTTGGTCTTCTCTCTTACGCTGTGAAATACGAAAATTTTCTAAATCCTCTGGCCTGGTAGGTCTTAATGGTACAGTCTTACCAGTGCTATGACGGGATGCTTGCATTTCTGCGAACGCCTGAGAAGGAGATGGAGAAGCTATGAAATATTTATCACTTTTTGATATTCCGTTTGTCATGTAATCCCTAACTGCTCTATACGCGCTCTCATCTCTAAGGCTTAGTTTGCCTGAATTGTTAACAAGGCCAAAGAATGAATTCTCTCTTTCAAGCAGTTTAATTTCGTCTTCTCCTAGCTCTATAGCTTTCTCCATGTTTTGCTTCTCTAAATCTAACCCCTTACGAACGCTATCACTCTGACTTGTTTCCGGCGGATTCCTTTTTTTATCAAACAGTCTCTGCCTTTGCCTTGCTTCATCCTCCGCTTTCTCCTTCTTTGCAATACTTAACTCTAGTTCTTGCGTATTTATTATTTGGTTGCGTTCCGCTTTAAGCTTAGCAAAATCTATTACTAAGGGAACAGGGGGATCGCCTCCTTCTCCCTTCCTATATAATTGGACCAACCCACTATGACCCTCTTCATTTTCCCCTCTAGAAAAAATTCTGAACTTAAGTTCGTCATTATTTGTTCGTGATATTCGCAGGTTCTCTATTTGATATCGAGTTTGATTCGCTAGACTACCTTCAACTTTTTCTTGCTGGGACTTTCCGGATACATTTTCTGCCCCAACCCTAAGTACGTTGGCGTTTACAAATCTTTCTAATACAGGGGTTACCCACTCAGATGATCCTTTTATATCTCTAAGCACAAGTTCTGGAGAACGATGAACCATCCCTGACCCGCCCACGGGAATCGATGGGTCCAACTTACTTAATGACCACCCACCATCGTTTGAAACAGTCTCCCACGCATGTTGTAAACCAGCTTCAATCTCTGAAATATCACTGTGATCCGAATAATTGATAGCCACAAATTGGTGATGATAGTCCTTTACTCTTTTTAAAAAGAGTCCAGGTAAACGGCTTTGTGAATTCGGAGACGACTGAGGGAATCTACCAAGATATTTCAATCCACTGGAGTCTATATTTTTCTTTATAACCAGAGCCATAGCTTTTTCAAAATCACTCTGCTTGCCCGTGTATCCTGAAACTACTTCAAAACTATTTTTATTAGCATCATTAAAAGCCTCATCAGAATTGGAGAATTGTTTAATATGAGCAAATTTATCGCGTATTCCCTTTGATATACTTTTATCCAAAGAAGGTGGAAGATTAGGGTCACTGTTTAAAAATCTATAAGCTCTATACGCATCTTTTAAATCTTCTATTTTCCCAGAGCCAGCCAAGTCATTAATAGCCTTTGATACATTCCATGGGACTATCTTCCATTTTTTAGTTTGTTGGAGTACGGCATCACTAAGCCAAGAAGCTTGTGGCTCTCCCCGTTGAACAAGAAGAGGAAAAATATTTTCCGTCTGTCGACTGGCATGCTTCATATTTGCTTGGGTAGGTTCCGGCTTGTCTCCCTTGGCTATGATCTCTCTGTATTCGTTAAACTTCATCTCGGCTCTTCGCTCTGCGGCGGTTGCGCTAGCAAACATATTAAGAATCCGTGTTTTGGCAGAATCTGTTAGCTTATCATCTCTAAGCATAGCTATTACATGATCGGGTAAAGCATCACTAAGACCCTCATTTATAGTCAACATCGCTTCTCTTATCGCAGCATGGTTATACGCGGTTTGGCCCTTTGTAATTGCTTTAGTTATTTTTGTATGTGCATCTCTAAATTTCCGCCCAATCTCTTCTCTAAAAATTGATAACTTTATATGGTTAGGAAGTGTCTTAAATTGTGGGTAGGTTTCTTTTAATTCCGTATGAATAAAAGTTGCGAATTCTGGGTAGTAGTTCCCATCTTTCTCAGCTAGCTCTGCCATTGCCTCATTGGCCCATTTCTCAAGTGCTATAAACTTAATTGAAGCCGCCTCATTTAATGCAGCTTTAGCTAATACTCGCTCGCGTCTGGTTGCAGCTTTATCGTGTAAAGCAAAAGCTTTCACATAATCGTCTATTCTTTGGTTAACCTCCGCTATGCCTATTTTCCCCTCATTCCTCTTCCTCCATTCTTTAAATGCAGTTGGCGTCATGCCACCATACCCATTTGGATTAGCTTCATGTGAAGCGTTAATTACAGCTTCGAACCTGTCTAAAAGAGTCTCTAGTCGATCTGGGTTCAATAATAATTCATCATTTTGAACCGCTGTAAGCAGAGCTATTAAGCTTGTAGCCCGATTTGCATCCTCAGGAGTTTCGAATCCTCTATCTATCCGCTTTTGTATTGCCTTGTACAATGGGTCGTCTTTAATCTTTGTCCCATATTGTTTGCTAAAAGATGCCATAGAACGAACGGCTGCTATATGTCGAGAACCCAAAGTCCCTACATTAGCTGCATCATTTTGTTTTTGCCTATCACCTATAAATTGCTTTTCCAAAAAAGCAGATAAAATCTTTTGGTTCTCATAACTTATTTTTTCGAATCCTGTATGAAAATTACTAAGGCTATCATACAGTTCAGTATCTCTAGTTTTACCATCAGCTTTGAATGCATCAAACGCAGCCGTGAAAGACTTTGTGTCAGGCCCTCCTTGCTTATGAAGAAAATCTAAAAACTTACGCTTGTTTTGTATATCCCCAGATTTGAAAGGTAAATGCCGCCACCTCCCATTCAAAACAGACACATATGCAGATTCAATTTTTGATTTCACAAGCTCAGGTTGATTGGGATATACAATTGTAAGGCGGTCTTCTATATCTTTCTTAAGAATGTCTTGTTCGGATTTTCCAAATCCAGGTGCTTTAATAGCATCTTCTACAAATTCAGCTACTGATCTAGTTGCTTCTACTATTATCTCTTGAACTACAATTTCTGAATGCCTTCGTTGAGCAGGACGAGTTAGTGCACGAGCTACCTCAGACGCTCGCTTTACTGCCGCTACCCTTACAGAAGGATCAACATTATTTTCTAAAGCTTTGATATGATCGTTCGCTCTGCCTGTAGCAACTGAAAGACTAATCTCTTTTCTATCGTGGCTGGCGAAGATACCATCTAAAGTCTTTGTTGTATCTCTATCTAATTCACTAAGATATTTTATACGAATAGCTTGATTATAATTCTTATCAAAGACAGTAAAATTACCCTGGCTTTCGGGAAGAATCGCTATTCCCGTACTTGCATCACGCTCAATCTCTGCCGCTCCAGCAGCTTCCGCAGCTTGTATAATCCTTTCATTAGTCAAAGATTCTTCAGCCTCGGCAGCAAGGCCAGCTAAAGGATTGGTCGTTCCAAGAGGAGCCAAAGCCCCACGATTCAGTCGTGGCGCCCCAATAGGACCTAGAATGGTTGTGGAAGCTTGGTTAGTTCCAGATATTAATGGCATATCATGCTTTTCCTACCGTCCTGCATATTGGCCGGGACCCCCTCCGGGGGTCATTAAGTCAGGATTTATCGCTTTGTCGCCAGTCGAAGCTGGCCCTTTTAATTTATAAGCCTTACCTGCAAAATTAACGGCACTACTAACTACAGCTAACTTACCCTGTGTATTCGCAGCACTTGCCGCACTCTTATGGGACTCCAGCTCAAGCTTCAAATTCTGTTCTACCCTCGCACCCCTGTATCCGAAGGCGACTATATCCCTCTCCATTAAATCTTTATTATAACCTTCTAATGCCAAGTATGACCAACTGCCTTGAGGATCGTACGCCGCCATGTTGTTATTTGTCGCTTTTTCTTCTTCTCTTGATCTACGCCTTTGAACCTCTTGCTCCTTTGCTTCAATCTTTGCAGCCTCTGCATTCTCTCTAGCCACCATTGCTTGAACATCAGATTGGTATGCCGACTCATCTGCTGCTGCTTTTGCTTGTGCCGCTTGGATTGCCGCACTGACAGCCATAATCGCTATTTGCCAACTCATGTCCAGACCTCCGTCCAAATAGATAATAAGTTAAATTCCAATGGAACATCCTGCGTTATGTTAATTGTTGGAGCTCTTGACCAACCTAAGAGACCGTCGAATCTATGCTTACCATCCTGCTTTGTAGGCGCAGAATTAAAATCATCATTTGCTTGTCTTACTAAAAAGTCCTGACCATTTACACTAAAGTTAACACTTGTCGAAACCTCTAGGACTACCGTCCCAAGACGCATCAACTCCCCAGACATGTCACCTTTTGTCGTTGAAACAACCGGAGGCAACGTCTCAATCAATCTCGTGTAATCTAGCCCGACATCTATCTGTGTAGCTGGATCGCTAAATGTAACAACACCAGACCCATTCGTTGTCAAATCGCCATGTGATACTGCACGATTATTCGCAACTCCATAGACTACAGTGTTCGGGAGGTGCGCCACAGTAAAACTGCTTGCGGATGCAGAATCAAATTTAGACGCGCAATCAAGAGTAAGATCAAAATCAAACTTCTCTAACATATATACTATGGAACCGTTGATAGTCCTCTTACAGGAAACCCAGGCTTGATTGTTCATAGTAATAACACTTTCAAACGAGCCATTAGTCTCCCAAGGAAACCACCCAGATATCTTCTCACTCCTAATCGTGTGGTAACAACTTATCGTACCATCCGCATTTACAATAAGAGCGAACTGCTCCGGTCCATCTATATGCCCATACAATACATCCAGGTCCTGCACATCATTTATCAAATTGCTAGAGATAAGACTGATCGCATCGCCAGTATAAGACTGCTGGAAATCATTATGGATAAGCTCACGCACAACCTTGCCAGTATCCTGGATATAAATATCAGCTCCATCCAGGTGGCGAGGTGGCGTTATTTGACGTGCCCCGTAAGGAATAGAGAATCTAGGATTAAAAGTCTTCGGGCTTACCGGGCTTGAATCCGATTCAGGTACGAAGACAATCCCTGTATCACAAAGAATCTGCATGTGCCTGCCAGAATGGCAATGCACAATCTCACCAATCTGCGCGACAGCAACTTCAGCTTGAATACTCTCATCATCAAGCGCAGTGCCTACATCGAAATTAAAATAAGCACCCTTTTTACTTACAAAAATATTCCGTGGTAACGACTTACTCCCACCAAACCAAAGCCTACGCCCATGAAATGACGCACTACGAGCATAGCCTCTCGCAGCAGAGAAAACATTTTCTGTCCAATCAGTATCTGCTGTGGCTGAAGGTAGAGTCTCATTAACAGTAGCCGCAACAACTGTCGCACTAGTGTATCCAGTTATGGTGCAGGTTTTATCCTTATACTGGATACGACTACCAACATGAGCAGCTTCCCAATGATCGATGCTTGTCGTTAGCGTTATCGATCCAGTCGTAGCAGAGGGCGTAATTTGTACTGCATTCAGGGCATACTTGTAATAGGGCTCAAGGAATGGATACCCATCATCATGCGTCTCAAATTCATAAAGAGCACTTGTGAATGTCGTAGCACTTGTTCGAACAATCCGACGCATCGGGAAGTCTTCATGCACTAGAATCGTTGTATCCCCGGTCTGCGTCCACTTCATCTGCCACATTGTCGTAGCATTCCATGGTTGCCCGGTTATCGTCTGAACTAAAACATTCGTTATCGCATTGTAGATATCAAGACGCGCATTGGAGAAAGCAAAAATATATAGTTGCTGCTCATTAAACTGGAGCTTACCCAAACGTACATGCGCCGGAAGCGTGGCAATGTATTGTGTGCCAGGACGTCTTCGTATCCCCCCAGTAGTAAGAGGGGAATTATTCTTGAGAGTCTTCCCCCCATTTTGATACATGGATGTGTCACGTCTCCCCAACATAGTCGGGTCAACCTGGCCACTAGAGAAGTTAGTCTGAAGATGGTTAAGCCCAGAGGGCATATTTTAAACTCCCCGCAATCCAGCAGACGAAGTTCTCCGGTTTGAAAGGAACCGTGTAGTTCTAACCTTGCGTGCCGTCTGTCTCTGGCTATCTCGTTTCCGTGCCTTAGCACCTTGTTGTGCAGCTTTTTGCTGGTACATTTCAGCAAGATCGCTCTTCATAGCAACCGACCCAGCAAAACAACTGGCTAAAGTAAACTCAGCATAGAGCCTAAACCAAGGAGCCCAAGTATTTTCAGGAGCCCTGTAAGTATAAATAGCAGTAACTACTTCTGTAATACCAGCATCTAGAAATATCTGATCGCCATAGACTTCATAATCAACAACACTATCTCCTACCAATACTGTACGAACATCAATCAAGTCAGAAGGAAGCTGGTAAGCAGCATCCCAAAGTACTTCAGGTGTTGCAGCTAAACGAGAGAGAGAATTGCTCATCTTCTTTGCAAAGGTCCAATCCTTCTCTGCAAGCAACTCTTCAACAACATCTTCATAAATTTCATTGGCGACAACAGCACCGCCATCATCATCTGAAAACGAAGAAATCGGCTGCGAGCCGATCATCACTAATGCATTAGACGCAATTGCTATATCTGTATCTGAGGCCATGGTGGTGAAGGGGGGGCCGAAACCCCCCCTATCTCCTTAATCACTGTCAGTTGCTGTAATAGCGAGGCCGTCTGTAACATCAACGACAGTACCGCTATTAGCGTTAACATAAACAATGTTAACAGCAGTACATGCTGCCACGGCAGCAGGATCATCAACAGTTTGGACGAAAATAACATCACCCAACGATAACACACTGGCTAGTCCATTAAAGTAACCAGCCGTGTTCACGGTAGCAATAGCATCGGCAGTTCGGTAAAACGCTACCTTACTCCCAGAGCCATCACCCATAACCGTGAAATGGACTTTGTTCAATGCCATTGAACTATCTCCTAGTATTAGCCCTTACGGCAGGTTATAAATTTTCTCAATGCACCCAGTGTCATCAATGAGAACAGAGCCATGCGACATGCAGGCTTGAATCAAATTCGACGCTTTAGTGGGTACATAGTCGATGCGGGACATGAAGTCCTTCCCAAGAGCATGCCCAACAGAAGACATGTGATAGAAGAACGCTTTCGGGTCCGTTCCATTCTTAGGTAGATTCTCATGTGGGAACCAGTGGAAACCGAGCCACTGTTTCGCTGTTACGCCCTGGAACCAAAGTTTCTCAGATGCAACATAATCAGCATTTGAGAACTCATCGATATCCATGAGATCGCCCCATGCTTCCCAAGGAACACAGGCATAAAGCTTACCATCAAACGGGATGCTCGCATTGCCCATCGCTTCCATGATTGCAATCGGCGCAGCCGCCGCAGTCCATGGACTCTCAGTTCCATTAGTAGCATTAGCAGATGCATCCATAGCGGTATGGATGATGTCATCCGTGTCACGTCCCATAGCAGCAGCGAGATTAGACGCTTGCGCGCCACGCTCATCATGCTGAATCTTCAGTTCATCGAGGTCATCAACATAGATACCGGCATACCGGTCCTGCATTGTGCACTCAACAGGCGCGTGAGATACGTCCTGCACCGGAATATCACCGTTACGAGATTTAGTTCCCGCAACTGCGTTGCCAATGACTTGGAACGTAGTGCTTTCACCAGTCACACCAGATTTGGTGCGAACAGTATTACGCATCTTTGAGCCCATTTGCTGGTACTCAATATGCGCTTCGCTTTCGAATTGCTTAACGAAAGCATCATCGATATCGGGAAAGGCCATTGCCAAACTCCACAATCAAAGTTTCACCAATCAGGGTGTCCTTGGATTATCAGAGCGGGTGTCCCCTAAGGGGCCGACCTCAAATGACCTTGGGCCTGTACGCGTTAGGAATACATCACAAATAATGAACTATGGCAATACACAAAAACTGGAATAAGGGGGGGGGTTATTCCTACAGCGAGCATACCCTTACCAAGGGTGTGCTCGCGTGTTCAATTCACGCCGGCGGCACCATTTAAATCAATGACTTACATATGAATTAAGCGAAACTAGATTAGGCGAAATTCAATTTTTGGGCACACATAGGGCACAAATCCAGCATCGGAAGTCGCCATTTTTGCTAAAAAGAGGGGTTTATGACTTCCCAATATAATAAATAATTCGGGGGCCAGGGGAGGGAAGCCCTGACCCCCTTGCCAAGAGGTCGTACACCAAGCACAACTTTCTACTCCTGACTATGCGGCACAGGACCAGACACAGTTAGCGCCGCAATTTAGTTAGGATATAATGTTTTAAACCCATCAGAAATGCGTTTCTGAA